ATGACAAGCAGGACACCTCGTGGTCCCGTGCGACGACCTACCACGCCGCGAAGATCCTCCAGAACACCGGCATCGTGAAGATCACTCACGACGGCTCGGCGTTCGTTGCCACGTAAGGAGATCGCGACATGGCATACGCAACTACCAACCCCCCGAACCTCGTCGCTCAGAGCGTCGGCGCCGCGCCGGCCCTTTGGCTCTACGCTTCGGAAGACGTGCATACCGATGTCGACGCGGCTGACTACTTCAGCAACGGCGATGCTCTCGGCATGCGCGTGAACGACGTTGTGATCGTCGTCAAGACGACTGCCACCATCGGCGCCACCCTCCACGTCGTGACTGCGGTCACGGCTGGCGGCGCGGCGACGGTTGCTGCGGCCATCCTGGCCTAAGCGGCATAGCGGCTTCGGTCGCTGTGTTGCCTCCATAGCGGCTGGACAACTCGGGGGAGCGCGAATGCTTCCCCGGGCCACCGCTTCTCTCCCCCACCATATGAGGCAAAACCCATGAAATCGCTTCCCGCGACCGCCTTGCGTCGCAACGGCGCCGATTACGAGCGCACCTACCATCACATCGTGGTCGATCAGGACGTGAGCCTTGACGATCTTCTCCGCCCCGGCTTCTGGGTGCATCACGTCGGCACGCTGCGCGTCAATGACATCGTGGACGTTGTGTCGGACGTTCTCGACGTGCAGCTCCGCGTGGTCGGGAAGGGCATCGGCCTCGTCAACATGCGCCCGCGAATGATCTGGGCCAAGGATGCCGTCGTCGGCACGGAAACGGCCCCTGTATCCGATGAACCGCTTCCCGCGCTGCCGGACGGCTACGAGATCAAGAAAGGCCCGCGCGGTCGCTGGCGCGTGTTCCAGAAGGAACCGCTGATCGAGGTCGCGGGCAACATCATCGAAGAGCGCGAGGCCATTATCGCTGCTCGCGCGCACCACCAGAGCGCCAACGCGGTCGCGGCATGACGAACGTTGTCGAGTTCAAGCCCGGCATTGTCGGTGACGCGGTGAAGATCGCGCCAGACACTGTGCTGGATGCTGCGATGGGCAAGCTGTCCGTCGCGGTTGTTCTCGGCATCGACCATGACGGCGACATCTACTGCGCATCGTCGGACGGACGGCCTGAAATCATCGCCCTGTGCGAGCGCGTCAAGGCTCGTCTGATCGCGGATTGGGAATAGCCAATGGCGACAAAACTCAACGCCCTAGGGCAGGTGTTTCCAGCTTTTACGGTTCCTGATGTTGTAAATCTGGACATCAGATACGCCGTAGGCTTCCGCGCACTCTTTCGCCGTGGCGCGGCTAGCGCGGATTTCTAGCACCTGTCCGTCGGTTAGTTTTGAGCAACCATGATCCTGTCCGAGGGATGGCGAGTATCTGCCTCGCCCCTTCTTTTGCATATCATGCACGTTGTCTGCTTGTGTGCCTGCAAATAAGTGATCGGGGTTGACGCAATTCCGAACGTCGCATTTGTGGCAGACATACATCCCTTCCGGGATAGGCCCATTGTGGAGTTCGAAGGAAACCCTGTGGGCGTATACTGATCTGTTTTCGTAGCTGAAAACGCCATAGCCTGCGGCTGTCTTGCGGGCTTCCCAAAGCCAGCACCCGCCGAGTTGAATTTTCGTATGCACGAAAAGACGTTCGGTCAAAGACGGCGATTCCGGCCTTGAGCCATACGCTGCGCACTCCGCTGAACAAAATCGCTTTTTCCGAAAATTGTAACTGTCCTGGTTTGGGCCTCGAACAAACGCATCGGAGCAATGCTCACAATGCTTGACAGAAACGTGACGGTAGGTTGGATTGGGGGTAGCCATGATGTCTCCTAACAGACTAGTGGTCAGGCCTGAGATGATGTGCAACCGTCATCTTGGGCCGCATTTATTCTACAATACTTGCGCCGTCGTTGGAAGCAAAAACGATGGCTAGCCGCCTCAACATCTATCGAGGGGCGCTCCGGCTCCTCGGCCCATCCCAGCTTGCGGCCACGACAGATGATCGGCCGGAACGCTATGCGCTGGACGACGCATGGGACGATGCCGTTCAGTTCATGCTCGAGCAGGGCTTGTGGAACTTCGCCATCCGGTTCGAACCGCTGACGACGACAGCAACGCCGACCAATCCGGACACCGGCTACGACTACGCCTTTTCCAAGCCGACCGACTTCGTTCGCATCGCAGCAATCAGCGACAATGCCACATTCAGCGGCACGTTCGAAGCCTACGATGTCCAGCAGTCCTACATCTACACCAACGCGACGGAACTGTATCTCCGCTATGTGTCGAACGATGCGAGCTATGGCCTCGATCTGACGAAATGGCCTCAGAGCTTCGCCAAGGCGCTTGAGCCATATCTTGCCTTCGAAACCGGGCTTCCGATCTCGGGTGATCGCGGCAACCGCAATGACATGCTGGGCCTGTTCAAGGAACGGCTGGCGCGGGCCAAGACGCTCGATGCGATTGACGAGCGGGTCAAGTGGAAGAAGCCGGGCCGCTGGACACAGGCCCGCACCACGCAGCGGAATACGAAGGACGGCTGATGGCATCCGTCCGGACTTACCTCCAGTCCCTAGCCGTTGGCGTGCATGACACGACGGCGCTGACGCGCATTGATCTTGAGCGCATGCGGCTGGCTGCGGAGACGCAGACCAACTTCCTGCCCAAGGCGACGGGACCGGCGTTCATGCGCCCGGGTCTGGAATACCTGTTCACCACGACCGGCACGACGCGGCTGAAGGAATTCGTCTTCGGCGCGACAGACGCTTCGATGATGATCTTCACCGGCTCGGACATGAGGATCAGCATTGACGATGCGATCCTCACGCGCCCGACTGTTTCCGCTGCGGTCACAAGCGGCACGTTCGCAGCAGGGGCTGGCTGGACGCTCACCGCGACGGATGGCGCGACGGCGACGATCTCGGGCGGCTATCTCAACCTGACGGCCGGTGCACGCGGGTCTACCGCGACGGCTACACAGACCGTCGCCATCACCGAGACGGGAACGGAACACGCCTTCCGCATTGTGGTCGAGCGCGGACCCGTCCTGTTCCGCTGTGGATCGTCGTCCGGTGGCGAGCAGTATATCACGGAAACCAGCCTCGGCACTGGCACGCACAGCCTGGCATTCACCCCGACTGGGGCTAATGCCTATGTCCAGTTCAAGAACGACGACCGCATGCTGAAGCGGGTCGATTCCATCACCATCGAAGCCGCTGGCGTGGTCACGATCACGACGCCGTGGGCATCTGCTGATCTGGCTCTCATGCGCTTTGCACAGTCGGCCGATGTGGTGTTCGTGGCCTGCTCTGGTTACCAGGCTCGACGCATCGAACGCAGGGCTGCTCGGTCGTGGTCCCTCGTGCTTTACGTGTCGGACGATGGGCCTTTCACGGCCGACCGCTCGCGCCGCGTCAAGCTGAAACCCAGCGTGACTGAGGGCAATGGCACACTCACGGCGGACGGCAACTTCTTCAACGCCAATCACGTTGGGGCGCTATTCAAGCTGTTCAATGAAGGACAGGTCGTCTCGTATACCCTCGGCGGCGAGGTGCAAGAAACTGACCCGATCAGGGTATCCGGGGTCTATGACCCGACCAACTATGCATATGACCGGCAGTGGCAGTTTACGATCACCGGAACGTGGACTGCTGAAATATGGGCGCAACGCTCATTCGATGACTCGGAATCCGGCTATGTCGATTACCGCAACGCGGCCGGCGGGACGATCGCTGCCATCACGGCAAACGTCGCCAATGTGATTATGAACGACGCGGATAGCAACGCGATCATCTACTACCGATTTGCCATCAAGGATGGTGGCTACACGTCCGGCTCTGCAACCGTGTCGATCAATTATCAGAGCGGCGGCGGCTCTGGCATCTGTCGCGTCGTGGGCTACACAAGCCCGACGCAGGTCAATATCGAGGTTCTGAAGCCATTCAGCAACACGGGCTATACCGATGACTGGCAGGAGGGTGAATGGTCCGCGAACGGCACATGGCCGTCCGCCGTCTGCCTTGCTGACGGGCGCCTGTGGTGGTCCGGTGAGGACAAGCTGTGGGGTTCGGTTTCGGACGGCTTTGCCAGCTTCGATGAGGATCTGGAGGGTGACGCCGGGCCGATCAATCGTTCCATCGCCACGGGCGGCGTGAACGAGACGCAATGGCTGATGTCTCTCCAACGGCTCATTGCCGGAACTGAGGGATCGATCGCAGTCGCCAAGTCGTCGTCACTGGACGAGCCGATTACGCCGACCAACCTGTCCATTCGCAACACATCCACAACCGGAGCTGCCGCAGTCGACCCGGCGATGATCGATACTCGTGGCCTGTTCATCGAACGCGCTGGCCGGGCGGTGATGGAAGTCGTGTTCGATGGCTCGTCGGGCGATTATGTCACGACGCAATTGTCCAAGCTGACGACCGACCTGTTCTCGTCGGGTGTGAAACAACTTGCGGTGCAGCGCCGCCCGGATACCCGGATCTGGATGGTCATGGATGACGGCTCGTGCGTGTGCTGCCTTTACGAGCCGGGGCAGGAGGTGTTGGCCTTTGTCCCGATCGAGACGGATGGGTCTTTCGAGAGCGTCGCGGTTCTGCCGGCCGATGCTCAGGACAGGGTGTATTTCGTCGTGGCCCGCACCATCGGCGGCTCGACGGTTCGCTATATCGAAAAGATGGCGCTCGACAGCGAGGTAGTGCCGGGAACCAATTGCTATGTGGTCGACTCGTTCGTCCGTCAGGCGGCCGTTGGTTCTCCTTCCACGACGGTTTCGGTCGGAACGCATCTCATCGGCGAGACGGTGGTATGCTGGGCTGACGGTGCGCCGGTCGAGACATCACAGGGCGTGCGCGGCGAATACGTGGTGAACGGCTCCGGCAATATCACGCTGGCAACTGCGGTGTCAGAGGCGGTTGCAGGTCTTCCCTATCGGGCGCGCTACAAATCGGCGCGACTGGCCTATGGCGCAACGGGTGGGTCCGCGCTGCTTCAGAAGAAGCAGGTGTCTCAAATCGGCCCGATCATGACGAACTTCACCCGCTACGGCGTCAAGTTCGGGTCCGACTTCACGACGATGTATCCGCCTCCGGCGAGGGTCAATGGCGAGTCTCCATCGGCGGTCCAGACATCAATCGTGGATGAGGTGTCGTTTCCCCTGAGCAGGCAGGTTTGGGACACGGACTCGCGCATCACCATTGAGGTGAACTCCCCGTATACCGCGACCATCATGGGGATCTGCTTCGATATCACGACCCACGGATAATGGTCGAGATTGTCCAGGTCGATCCGCGCGAAATCCTGCGTGTCGCGGGCATCAACGTCGATCTGCCGACCTTTGCGCTGGCCGGTGTTGATGAGGATGGCCCCATAGCCTGCGGTGGTCTCGCGTGGGGAGCCGGCCGGTGCTGGCTGTTCTTCACGATGATGCGGAACGAGCCGCGCTATCGGTTCAAGGTCATTGCGTGCGCCAAACGGCTGTTCCGGCAAGCCCGGCAACTGGGCGAAGCTGAACTCTACACCCCGCGCGATGCGCAGTTCGAGACATCCGAGCGGCTGTTGAAGTTGCTCGGTTTCGAGTTTTTCGCCGACGAAAACGGCATTGAAATCTGGAGACGCGATTTATGGCCGCACTCCCACTGATCGGCGCTGCAATCTCCGGCATTGGCACTATT